AATATTGACATTAGTATAAATAGCGTGCTCCGGTGACGGAGTGCAAGATAACAGAACAACAGTCCCCCAGAAATGGCAGGATTTAGAAAAAGAGTCAGGGCTATGAAGCCTTTTAGACGTAATGTTAGACGAAAGTTTAGCAAACGAAGAATTAAAAAGAAGTCACGTGTTACGCAGTATATTTCTCAGTCCGGAGCTATTAGGAAGATTGGCAATTTCAGTAGGAAGAAGATGTCTGCAAGTGCATTTAGAAGACAGTTGTTACGTGCAACTAATTTTAAGTCTCATTATCGTAGTGAGCTTACAGCCGCATCAGAGATCGATTTACAAGCATCTTTAGCGTCAGGAACCGTAGATAGGACAGATGCGTATTTCGATGGAGCTAATCCCTTTTGGGTTGCTGCTGGTGGATTACGTTCTATAGATGTAGGAGTTGCTCCGCCTATTTTTCAGGATGATATTATACTAAGAGGCGGTATTGTAGGTATTCGTTATACGAATAGTGCCAATAGTGATGCTAAGTCGCTAAGGGTATTTTTAATTAGGACAACCGGAGATCCTGATTTTAGTAATATTCCCACCACATTTGGTGTTGGTTATGATCCTACAATAACTGCTGAGTTTAGACAACAAGTTGGAAGTGTTCTTATGGCAAGAGAGTTTACGTTAGAACAAGATGATCAGGCTAGTATAGAGTATAAAGTGCCCCCTCAGAAGATAGATCAAGGTGGTTCTATCAATAATGTAGCGTATAGGCTACAATGGATCACGCTAGTTCATAATACGGCAGATCCTTCTGCTGACCAGACAATTACACGAGTTAAATATTGGAATTTATCTTTTAGTGGTGACGTTGTAACTGCAGGCGCCTAATTTTGTATATTATCGTTTACTTTTGTAATGGCGTGTTATGTAAGACTTAGTGAATTAATAAAATAATAGGAGCGGGGTTAGTATTACCCCCGCTCCCCCCCTTTCAAGCCTATAAATGGGCACTTGTTATTCATGTGTTAGATATAGTATATGCCAACACCTAAAAAAGGATATGTCTTCACCCTTAACAACTATGCCGAAGATGAGTTTGAGTCTATATCGCGAGTTGCAACTGATCTCGCGCAGTATGCAATCATTGGTCGCGAGGTTGGAGCTAACGGAACACCGCACCTCCAAGGATATATCTTGTTTAGAAGACCATATCGCTTCGACACTATCAAAAGTCGATATCTCCCTCGCTGCCATATCGAAGTCGCAGCAGGTTCAACAGACAGCAATTTTAGATATTGCTCAAAGGATGGAGACTATAGAGAGTTTGGTGAAAGACCAGTTGCAGTGGGCAAGGGAAGAGATGAAATCGCGAGAGGTTTCGTTAAGCGAATGGAATCCGATGGAAGATCTGGAGCTGACGGATTTGCTGAAGAACATCCCGGAGTCTGGTACTTTTCCGGACATAACCTGTTACGAAACTATTGGGCCCTCAAACGGGCCATTTCAAGACCAGAAATTAATGTAAAATGGGTCCATGGACCCCCTGGTGTGGGTAAATCTAGGTTTGCTCACGATCTCTATCCTGAAGCTTTTGTTAAAGAGCCACGTACTAAATGGTGGAGTGGATACATGTTGGAAGAAGAAGTTATCATCGATGACTTTGGGCCTGGCGGTATTGATATCAATCATTTGTTGCGATGGTTTGATAGATATAAGTGTTATGTTGAATCCAAAGGTGGTATGTTACCTTTGTATGCGTCAAAGTTTGTTGTAACCAGTAATTTTAGTCCTGAAGAGTGTTTCAAGACTAATAAGTATGTTTTTAATAATAATGTGTCAGAGTCTGTAATGGATAGTCATCCACAGGTACCTGCCCTGTTACGCAGGATTGAAGTTATTGAAATGAATTAATATTAAATTATATTCCCTTTATTTTAAGTCTGCACAATCGAGCGAAGCGAGATTGTGACCGCTGCCGAAGGCAGGGCCCCGGGTACACGAAGCGCAGCGAGGAAACTGAGGGCGAAGCCCGTACCGAATCACACGTAAAAATATTGACATTAGTATAAATAGCGTGCTCCGGTGACGGAGTGCAAGATAACAGAACAACAGTCCCCCAGAAATGGCAGGATTTAGAAAAAGAGTCAGGGCTATGAAGCCTTTTAGACGTA